AAATCTTCCCTAAAGCGCATCCGAATCTTTAATGTGGCTTCAGGAATAAATTGCGCTGCCGAGAAATACTCTCGCCCACTTACAGGAGAAACCTCTGCCCATACTGTAGCCAATGTAGAATAAGTAAGAATCTCAGCACCATAAGCATCCCTGCTAGAAGTCTTAACTTTAATTTGAACTCTGCGATCTAGTTTGCCAGCTTTCATTTATCTCTCACAAATACAAATGTGCCTATATCTTCTCTACCTATTTCGGTTTCCATAAGGTTATATTCTAAAAGACTAAAGCCAAAATTACTCATAAATCTTTGCAAGCCTTGTTTAGTCCAATACCAACAATGCTCATCAGGGCGAAAGTGTTTGCTTCTTAGGATGTGTTCCTTGTCCTCATAAATCGGGCAGGAGATAAATGCATATTTCTTGATGTAGCTCAATAAATGAGTTGGATTGTGAATATGCTCTAGGCTATCCCAAAAGCTCATAGAATCGATTGAGCAAGGCTCTTTATACTTGCCTACCTCTTTAAGCCATTCGACTGCCCAAGGGTTTATATCAAAGCCATAGGCATAGTCTAGAGCCTTTACAAATGCTCCTGACCCAATGCCAATATCTAGAATCCCATCCATCTTATAAGCCTGAACCAAATCGACCCTTGCATTATTAAGGGTTTTCCCTATATCTGTGTTTTCCATGACAAGGTATTTCTTCCAGTAGGCTTCATCATAGGGCTGATCTTCTACAGGGTAATAGCCGATGCCAAACTTTTTGAGCCACAATAATTTACTTTCCAAGTAGCACCCCCAAGTTCCGCATAAGAGAATCATTGTTGGCTGTTTCTACATCCATTGGAATATAGACCTTACCCAATCTATCGGGATCAACCCAGTTAGTTTGAAATGCCCTGTGGCTAAAGTAGTTTGACCAAAGCATAAGAGTGGGAGTGTTTAAGTGTTGGCTAACAATAGTGTTCCCACCGCACCAACCAACAAAAGCAGATGCCCCTTTAATCAAGCCAAAAAGCTCTGTAAGGCTTGTTTTGCCACAAAGATTAATTACCCCATTATCCTCTAGCTCCTGATTAAATGGCGCATCCCAAGAGCTTCCTGTAAGGATTAGTTTGTAACCCTTAATCTGTTGCATGAAACTTCTTATTTTTTCGGGTGTCATCTTAGCCACCCAATCAGTAAACATCCCATGATTACTAAAATAAAAGATGATGTATGGCTCACTATATGGGCTAGTGCAATCATCTACATTTACCTTATAGTTCCAATTTACTTTATATTGGGGCAAGATGTTTTCTATGCTATGCCCAATCCTTAGCCCACCATTCACACAGATAAAATGGTCATAACCCTTAAAGCCTTTAACAATATCCTTAGTGCCTTCCATATACATCTGATGGAATAACCTTTTATGCTCTCTGCCCATAGGCTCATTGTCATAGCCAGCAAACTTTACAAAAGGAATCCGACTAACAAAGCCATCTGCCCTTGGTCTGCCATCAAAATTCCATACTGTTACTTCAGGAATTACACCTTTGCAGTTTTGCTCAATAAAGGATTCCATCTTGAGCATGACCCAATGAATATCTCCAATACCGCAAATGGTTAGAATCCTCATCTGAACTTTCTACTGGCTTGGTAATGCTCGATTATAGGGTTTACCCCTAGATAATAGTCTTTAGATAAATCAAAGATAAAACAGTATTCAGGCGGAAGCTCTTTGATTGAAATATCTGACATAGATTTTAATGCCTGATCTAGGTTTTTTTGATCGAAAATTTCGGGATTTTGTTTATTTATCTCGATCCATTTATCTAAAAGCTCGGCAGTTTTAGCTGTGTTTTTAAAGAAAACTGTTCCTGAGAGTAGCTCTTTTCCCTTAAATCTATGAAATGCCACATCACAATCAAGCTCATAGAATAAGCTAGGATGGTCTAAAACCATGCAATCTGCATCGAGCCACACTACTGCGGGCTGGCTTTGGATCTGTTGTTTAATAAAAATGGGTTTGAAATGGGTGTTTGCATCCCATGAACCTTGATCTTCTATGCCTGCTATATGGTAATTTAGATTAAGGGATTCTAAAGACTGTCTTAGTTTGGCAGCTTCATTTTTATACTTATCGGTATAGTAAGATATAAATTTCATAACTCTTGGGTTATATTTGATCTAGGAACTCCATCGATAGCTGTATCCCTAGAGCAGTTAATAATAGTCAATCCAGCTTCAACCATAAGAGGATAGGCATTGTTTATATGCCTAATCCATCTGCGCATATCAGGGCTTTTATTTAAATTGCCCGAATGCCTACCATGCCAATGCTGTCCTGAGTTTTGGTAATCATACCCTAGCAAAAGGATGCGCCTAAAGCCATGCAAGTAGGCAAGGTTAATAGCTTGGAATCCACTATTGTTGCCTGTAGCAATAAGACCATCTGTGCAGAATAGGGCTGTGTTGTCATGCGGAATTATATTTAAGTTATATTTCTTGGCTGCATTTTCATTGATAGTCCACTTCTGCCCCGCAAACTCAGGCTTATAGTGATCCCACCATTCCTCATCACAGGCATAAAGCACATCTGCCCAAGGTGCTATTTTGTAACAGTTATTAACTACATAAACTGTTGCCTTGCCTTGGCAGTAATCAACATCTTCTTTAGTTAGGCTAGTGCCACTAGCTATGCAAACTGCTGTTTTCACATTCCAATATTCAGGCGATAGAATTGCAGTAAGTTTTGAACAGTAGGATTGACCTGATAAGCCTTCTCTCCGCCACCTTCTCTATTCGAATAAAGATCGCCAATGATTAGCATCATTGCAAACTTCAAAGGATCAGGAAGGGGATTTGTATCAGGGCTGCCACCCGAAGTAAAGCCAACTACATAGCGAATCTTGACATTGTTTTCTTGGTCATAAAGATTCGGATAAGTAACATTGTAAGCAGGATAGATAACTGCTGGCTCAGAATAGTTATCTAAAATATATTGATTCGATGCTAGGGTTTGCTCAACTCCATTAACATCTAAATATTTAACAGAAGTAATCGACTGCACAGGAGAGGATAGTTCGATCTTATCCTTCCATCCTGTAAGCGCAAGCTCAACTGTTTGCTGTGCGATATATCTGTTCAGGTAATTCTCTAAATGCTGTCTTGCTGCTGTAATCAATGCGGAAATCAGAGCAGTATCAGTAGGGCTATCATCCAAGCGCAAATACTCAGAAACATCTGCAACAGATACAGGCTCAAAGCTAGGAGCAGTAATAATCTTAGTTGCCATTTTTGCGCTTTCTCACTTTTTTAGTTTCTACAGCTTTCTCAATTTGTGGCTTAGTTTCTATTTCTGACCATTTCATCGGCTTAAACTCAGCAACCAATCCTGCGCCTAGCCAATAATATGCCACTCCATCATCACAATCGAATACATCACCAGTTGTAATATTGCCCAATATCGGGCTTATAAAATCTCTTTGTGCTTTAACTAGCATAGTAAAAAATGGGAAGGAGTTTCCCCCTTCCCAAATCACTCCCTATTAGGCAGTTAAGTTGCCATAATATACTGAAGCTGGGCGATAGATCGCCAAGCCCAAGCGAGCTTCTGCACGAACAGTAACCAAATTCTTTTGGAAGTTGGTGTCATCGGCTTCACTCATCTCAACAGTAGTGCCTTGGCGATTCCATACTTGGTATGCAACATCCATCGCACCAACCATGAATTTACCTTGAGTCATAGTATTGGTAGCAACAACAGGCAAGCCCCACAAAGTAGGAGCTAAACGCTGTGGTGCGCCAAATACATAGGCATCATCAGTAGTCTTGGTGCGCTCGATTGCGCCCCAATCGGCTGGATTGAGAATAATTGCAGTTGCATTGTAATCTGCGCCAGCTACTAAATAGATAGCACGATTGATGCTATCGATAGCATTATCACCCGAAGATGGGGTAAAAGCTGTGAAGTTACCTGCCTTGGTCATACCGCCAATATTCTGACCCGAACCATTACCATTCAAAAGCTGTTGATCGATGCGAAGATCAACACCATAGCGCAAGCGAGTATCAACATAAGAAGCTAATGCAGGAGCATCATCCATAACTTGCTTAGAGAGCTTGAGCCAATGAGCAATAGTTTTGATTGGTGCGCTTGCGAGTTCGAATGTCAAAGCAGCTTCAGGCTTAGTTGCACCTTCAGCAGTTTCAGCAGCAGCATTGGTAAATACTAGTTCACGAGTATATTCAACCAAGTTGGAGCTAGTAGTTCCAAATGGGAGAACATCCCGAATGCGCAAGTTGCGGAATGCACCGCTAACAATGCCTGACTGACGCTGTGGAGCAACAATAGTGTCGCTGTTTGCGGGCGGAGATCCAGCTTGACCAGTAATGGTATTCTTGATCTCTAAGCGAGCTTTAGAAGTGCGACCTTCTGCGAAAGCCTTGAACTCATCAGAAGTTGCAAAAGATTCGCCCAAAGTCTTAGGCATTTCATAGCCCTTCTTGATTCCTTCAGCTTGCTTCTGCTCGATCTCTAGAAGGCGATCACCCATTGCCTTGAGTTCTTTAGCAGCTTTCTCAGCAGCTTCAACAGCAGCCTTGCTCTCTGTGCCTGCGCTCTTGAGCATTGCATCAATTTCTGATTGCTTTTTCTCAATAGCTTCTACTACTTGATTTAATTGATCTGACATAATTTATCCTTTGATAATGTTGGTTAAGCGATTAATAATCATTGCTTGTTCTAACTCAGTTTTAACTTCATCTCGAAGCACCAACTTTATTTGCGCCAGCAACGCTTTTGCGCTTGAGTTGCTAAGGTTTGCTGAATCTCTCAGAAATTCCTCAGCTTCTCGAATACTTTTAATACTCTCAATATCAGATTTTACTGAATCGAGAGAGATTCTTGCATTGTTATCAGCAGGATTATCCACTACTGAAACCTCTACAAGATCAATCTTTTTAAGATAGCGAATGCCATCACGCACATCATAGCCACCTTCAGGCACTTTAAAACCGATAGATAGACCATCTACAGTTTGATTAATCATGCTTGCATAGATCGCATCGGCAGTTGGATGCCCTAAAGATAGCTGACCTTTAACATAAAGACCTTTGCCATCTTCTTCCATGCTCATCCATTTACCAATAGTGGCTGGCATATCTGAGCGATAAGATGTGTGATTGAAATACATTGAAATAGGGCGGGTGCGATTAGCAATAGTTTCCCGATAAGCTCCCTTTAGGATGGTGTCATTGTAAGAATCTACACCATCGAAAACAGAAGCATAGCCCTCGAATATTCCAAGATCAGCAGTTTTAATTTCTGCTGATGCAAAATTTAGCATTTTCTTTTCTAGCATAGGCTTATTCCCCGATTTTTCCTCATCAATCCTATTCAACTGCCTATTCTTAGCATTTGCCCAAGACTGTCCTGCATCTCCACCCCATAAAGCCCAAGCTATTCTGCCAGCACTAGGATACCCATCCTCGCCTTGGCTAAAGCCTTGACCCTGTTTGTCTACCTCATGGCGAGCAAAATAACTCACCATCCTGCGAACTGTATCTGCTGATAGCTCTCTTTTGTTTGCTAGATCCCTAGCTCTTGCTACACCGACCTCAGTTCCACCCCTGTTAAATTCATCTCTCCAAGCTAAACCCCGCTTGGCTTCCTCTGCCATCGCATCAGTAGGAGTTAGGTTAATCTCCTCTCCCCTATAAGTTGCCTTCTCATCTCGCCTGCGATAAACCGCATAACAGAAAGCAACCCTTTGCTCCTCATCAGGAAAATCTGAAACCGCTTCTTCATCCCCCATACAGCGAGAAACAAATTCAGATTCAGTTTCATTTTCCCTTGGTGTAGGCATATTCTTTTATTGTATTGGTAAATTTGTTGATTGACTAGTTTCTGCTGGCTGTGCTAAAGCTGTGATTGGTGTCATCTGCGCTTGTAGATATGCAACATCACCACCAGCAATAGGCTCTAAGCCTTCCTTTTGCCTACACTCATTAATAGTTTTAAAGCCTGCCATGATTGCTTCTTTGTAAGTTTGATAGCGAGTTTGCTCATCACCTCGCAGTAATGCACCAAAATCAAACTCAAACTCAAAGGTTCTCTTATCATCCAAAGATAAAAGGCTATTCCGAATGGCTGCTTCATATCTCTCAAGGTATGGGCGCAAGCCTAGCTTATAGAAGCCCTCTACAATTTGCTGAATACCTGAACCCCAAGTAGTGCTTGCTGATGTGTCATTGATAAGCACAGAAGGCACACCAAAGAATCGGGCAATATCCTCAATTTGGAATCTGCGAGTTTCTAGCAACTGCACATCTTTAGGATTCATCGACACTTGCTGATAAGTCATACCAGCTTCAAGCACTCGAAGCGGATCGCCTGAGCCTTGTTGTAGATCAGCGAATGCTGCTCGGATCTGCTCTCGCTGTTCAGGCTTGAGAAGTTTATCAATAGTTAAAACTCCAGTTGGCTTAAAGCCATTAGATGCTAGAGCCTTAACCCGATCATCTCCAGCGATGCCAATGCCGATTGCATTTCGAGCATAGGAGAGTGGAGAAAGCCCAACAATACCATTGCTCATTAGCTTAATATGCCAAATACTCTCAGGGCTATACACAGAAACATCTGTTCCTGAGTTATATCGGTAGACAACTGAGCCATCTGTAAGCAAAGCGACTTCCATTTGCTCTGCCATTAGGGGCAATAAACTGACAATTCGCTTGCCAGTTCCCCTAGAAATATGCGCATAAGCATTGCCATGCAGGGCTAATTGCATGGTCATTGTTTCAAAAAACTCTAATCTGTTCTGATATTTGTTCGGTTTATTGGCAAATAACTCAGCTAAAGGATGCGAATTATCTAGAATTCTTGTGCCATCTTGCTCAATTCTGTAGCAATTTATAGGCAAACCACCGATTGTTTCTGATAATAAACGCACACAAGCCCAAACTGCTGAGAGCTTTAGTGCTGTATCTTCATTAACTGTAACATTGGCAACTTGATAAGAGCCTGCATTGGCTTGCTGTAATCCAGCTTCTCTTTTACCAGCCCGACCAAACCCAAATAATAGAGTTGAATACCATGCCATATTTTTATAGCCTTATTGGATTAGCTAGGAAATCATCTAGAGTTCCTACCTCATTACTATTTGCGATAGCCCTGCTTAATGCCATGATTAAAGCTACCACTCCATCAATCTTGTTCTCATGCCTTTCCTTCCTCGGATAAATATTGTCCTTGGCATCCATATGGCAAACTACATTGCTCACCATCCAAGTTAAAACTGGATCGCCATTGTGATGAAATTTTTTATCGAGAACCAATGCTTCTAATTGTTTCATTGGCTCACTAAAATTCAGCACAGTAGGGCGAACCTCAACCATATTTACCCCTTGATTTAACAAGCGCATAGAGAGTTGTGTAGCCTGAAACGGATCATACGGCACTTCAACCACATCAAATTGCTTGCAATCTTCTAGGATTTTATTCTCTATTACCATAAAGTCAATGATTGCACCATCGGTTACTGTAAGCAAACCTAGGCTTTCCCATCCTGAGTATTGAGAGTTCTCCCCTTTATCTACAGTTTCTCTTGGCAAGTAGTAATCACCAAAGGCATAGTAATGCCCATTCCTCTCAAACAAAAGCATCTTTGCTGCAATATCAGTTTTGCTTGCAAGGTCTAAAGCGATGTAGCAAGGCTCGCCCATAAAATTTTCTACAGATAATGTAGGATCAGCGCAAGCATCCCAAGCTCGCATATCCATCCAACTTACATCCGCATTAACCCATTCATTTAAATGCTTAGTCCTAAAATTATTTGCTGCGCTTGGCATACTCATTGCTTTAGCTTGAAGTGGAAGTAAAACTTCAGGCATTACAGAAACTCCCCAGTTCGGGTTAGCTTTCTTTAAAGATTCTTCTGTAGTCCAATCATCATCCTTATCTAAACCATAAATAATCCCAAATTGGGTATCATCCAACCCACTTTTTTCTAAGACTTTGCGCACAAAACCCCTAACCTCATAGCAAATTCCAGCCCGATTTGAGCCTGCTGTAGTAATAATCCACAGCATAGATTGGGTTCTTTTGCCAATAGAAGTTTCTACAACATCATAAACCGCCCTAGTTTTGTGGGCATGAAGCTCATCTATGATTGCAAAATGAGTATTTAAACCATCCAAAGTAGAGCCTTCTGCGCTCAATGCTTCAAACTTTGATGCAGTTTTTAGCTGATTTATATTGTGTGCATTGACCTCAATCCCAAAATGGGAGCGCAAGCCAGCAGTTCTGCGAGCCATTTGCTGCGCATCGCCAAAGACAATTTTGGCTTGATCCCTTGTAGTAGCAAAGCTGTAAACCTCTGCACCGCCCTCGCCATCAGCGCAGAGCATATATAAACCAATCGCACTACTCATCGCACTCTTACCATTGCCCCTAGGAACTTCAATATAAGTTCTGCGGAATCGCCTATAGCCTGTGTCCTTATGCACCCAAGAGAATACAGTCATCAGGATAAAGACTTGCCAAGGCTCTAGCTTGATTGGCTCACCAGCTAGCTTGCCTTTGATGTGTGGAAGTTGCTCTACAAAAGTGCAAACTCTTGCGCCTTTGGATGGATCATAGATATAGGGAAAACCCTTATCACCCTCTCGCATCAAATCATCGAGTTGCCTTCTACAGGCTAATGCAACATATTTGCTACATAAACCCTCTTTATGCAACATTTGTGATACATAATCGGATGCTATCTTTTGGTAATCAGCCATTAGCTAATACCGACCAAACATCATCTTCTATTGCTTCTTCAGCTAAAACAATCTTAGATCGACTTGTAGGGGTAAACCCTAATTCAGATGAAGCCTTCATCATAATGCTTGCTTGCTTATTCATATTGCTAAGATAAGGATTAACAATCGGATAGCCACTAGGAGATTTAATTACTTGACCAAGTGTTTTAACCTTAGATGCAGATTCTCTATAGGTTACATAAGCAGTAACCCAAATCTCTAGAATAGAAATATCTAATTTTTTTAATAGCCCTTTAGGTGCATTGGCAATAGCATAGTTCCAAACATCGGTTTGCTCATCAGAAAAATAACTAGGTGGCTCTATAAGATCGCCAGTAGGTTTAGGCTCTCTCATATTAGCCCTGTCTTTTCTAAGAGTTCCCTGTATTAGTTTTAGCGCAGTTGGTTTAGGTTTTCTGCCAGCCATATTATTCTACAAGTTCTGCTTTCTTGCCTGTAAAATCTTCCCATCTTTTTACTATGACATCACAGTATTTAGGATCTAACTCCATTAAATAGGCTTTTCTTCCTATCTTTTCTGATGCAATCATTGTGCTTCCAGATCCACCAAACAAATCTACAACAATATCTCCACCTTTGCTTGAGTTTGTTATTGCTTTTTCTACAAGAGCAACTGGCTTTGGTGTTGTATGACCTTCTACTTTTTCCTTATCAAATCTCCAGACAGATGTTTGTTTTCTATCCGAATACCAAGAATGAGATCCATTTTTCATCCATCCATAAAGGCATGGCTCATGCTGGCTTTGATAATCTGTTTGGCTTAATGTAAGACTATTCTTAGCCCAAATAATCATAGAGCTAAAGTGGAAAAACTCTCTAAATGTAGAATGAAACACATCCGCACATCTATCAGAATGGAAACAATAGATTGCAGCTCCTGATTTAGATATTGCTAAATAGTTTCCAAAAGACCCTCTCAAAAGATCTTGTAATCCATCCCTAGAATCATTGTTGATTCCTTTGTAATCTACTCCATATGGGGGATCTGTAAAGACCATATCAGCCTTCTGACCATCCATTAGCTTTTCTACATCATCTATGCTTGTAGAATCCCCACACATTAATCTGTGATTCCCAAGAATGTAAATATCGCCTAGCTTTGTCTTTGGATCTACAGGAGTTTCAGGAACATCATCCTCATCAGTTAAGCCTTCTACAACCTCTGGCTCTTTCATGTCAGCTAATTCTTCATCGCTAAAGCCAAGTAGATTAATGTCAAAATTTACCTCTTTTAATTCCTCAATTTCAAGGCGAAGCAACTCTGCATCCCAACCAGCATTGAGAGCCAGCTTGTTATCTGCAATTACATAGGCTTTCTTTTTTGTATCCGACCAGCCCTCGGCAATCATTACAGGAATCTCTTTAACTCCTAATTTGCGAGCAGCTAAAACTCTACCATGACCAGCGATTATTTGACCGCCCTCATCTACAAGGATTGGATTTGTCCAACCCCACTCCTTCATTGATGCTGCGATTTGTGCGACTTGCGCTTCCGAGTGGGTGCGAGAATTTTTTGCATAAGGAATTAATTTATCAATATTCCACTTCTCAATTTTGTCTGCTGGATTGCTCATAGTTCCTTTCTATTAATTCTCATTATTGATAGACTCCCCCTATACTCATTTTGCCTGTGTAGAAATTTAACCCCGACTAGCGTTTGTGGCGCATAA